CGAACCTGTTTAATAACCCCTTGCTTCATAAGCCTGTTGTTCTTCCAGTCTTCATAGATCTTCTGAAGCTCTTTGAGTCGGTAAGCTTTATTAGCTAAAGGGATGTCATAAACATTCTTTTGAAAATCTGCTCTGGTTTTATTAAACAAAGTAGTAAGTTTCTTACTTAAGTTTTTCCCTGCTGGCTTTGTTGGATCATAGGCCGCTACTTGTTGCCTTGGAATTTCGACTCCAAATTCTTGTTTTACAGCATCCGCAACCTGCTGAGGGGTATCAAAGCAAGCAAGAGACTGAACTATAAAGATTTTTATAGGCTCTTTAAGTGTTGCCATAATTGCCCCTTCGTAAAACTACGTAAAACAAAATAGGCAAAAAAAAGAACCATTCGGTTCAGTTGATTACGCAGTTTCCGCAGCATTTTGAAATATCTAGATTTGAAACAAACGGCGGATTCTTCGCAACCTCAACAAGACGTTTAACGCTCTTACTTGCTCCCCACCGTTTAGTTACACCAATAAACTCTTCGACATCGTGACCAGCTAAATAATGTTTTGGTAACCCTGTTGAACTACTAAAGATCATCTCACCGTTTTCATCACGTTCTGCGCCTATATGGTAAAGCTCATGCTCAAGCAAAGCACAAAACTCACGATCATTTGCTTTGTCGCAAAATGTAGCATCAATAGTGATTAAGTAAGTTGGAACAAAGCCGAACCAGTCTCGCATCTGTTGCTCTTGTCTAGCTTTGCGCCAGCCACCAACATTGAACATGACTTTTTCGCACTGGCCTAACACCATAGCTTGCTTGCTTTTATATGCAGAAGAGGCCCAAGCAAATGCTAAAAATTCTTCATTATCGTGAAGCAGCTCAGCTATGTGATCATGATCGGGATTATAAAGAGATCCACCAATAGTTAAGTAATTAGCAACCACCCATTTTTTTAAGTCCGGTGCTGGTGTTAGTCTAATTGCTTCCTCTTCTTCAGCTTGATCAATAAAATCAGTCGGTGGAAATGGTCTGATCTGCTCCATCTTCAATTCTCGCTAATTCACTTTTTATCCAGTTGATGACATATCCCGACAAAATAGAATCTGGATGAAAGCGCTCTATTTTGTAACCCATCTCTTCAGCATGATCATATCGATTAAGACTCCATGCTTTATTTGACAGCTTTCCACCACGCCCACCAGACCAGGGACCACCCTCAATTTCAATGAGCAAACGCAATTTCACTATATGAAAATCAAAGCGCCAGTGTTTGGTATGGATCGGCTGAAACTTACTTTCAAATCCAATCGCCAAATCCTCAAGCTCTTCCTTAAGTGTTGCCTCAGCCTCGAGATATTTTTGCTTCGCCTTAGGCAATGGCCGGCTTTTAGGTTTAGTTTTAGGTTCTTTTTTCCGAGTAAGCCAAAAGTATTCTGTAGAATCCATTATTCTTACCCATTAAAAAACCGCCTTTCGGCGGCCACTTAGTCTGCATTTAAGTATTGATAAAAACCTTCCATAGCCTCCAAACTTTCAAACTCTAATGTTTTTTGGCTGTCCCCTTCAAAATGAACAATCAAGTGTTTCAAGGGCTCACGGACTGTAATGAAAGTAATCTTTGATGTATTAATAATTACATTATTGTGTCTTACAAACATTCTTATATCTCAATAGTTATAAAGAGATTTCTTTATACCAAAACTTTTAAATTGGATCATCAGGCGATTTAAGAAATACACCCAACTCTTTTGAAGCATAAGCTTGTATTAATCCCATGTATTCAGAGAACTGTTTTGTACTTAGTCTTGTTGTGGAGGTCTCTCTAATTACACCATTAGCCACTGCTTCATATTGTTCTGATTCAGACTGCTTGAGCATGGTGATTGCATGGCACATCTCGGCATATTCTTGATCATCACGTCTAAGAATGTGAATTAAGAACTTCTTCTTAAATTCAAAATGACAGTCTTCTTTGTCTTGCCCTGTCTTATTCTGGATTTCTTGCATCCAATCCCAATACAAGGCATTTTGGTTTAGAGATCGTTTCGTGCTTTGAGGCTTAATAGTAACAACCAAAGGCTTCCCTTCAATTGCCGCTTCTGCATGGTTTTTATTTAAATAGTTCGTCACATAGTTGATGTCAGAATGGTTTTTGATGACGAATCGTGGTTCCATTTTGACCTCATCTAATACGATAACTACTACCAATCCACATCAAGCGGATATTACATAAATCTCGTGATAAACCTGTTTTAAATATTCGGCGATATTTGTAGCTAATTGGGATGAAGTTATCTAAAGGTAATTGGTGATTTCTTAAAGTCGCGCACTCTACCCAAAATCTGCCGTTTACTAGACATTGGGCATATTCGCCTTTACCTATCCTTAAGAACTCGCCTGTCTCGCTATTGTAGTGAGTAGCAGTAAAAGGAACTGTTTTCCCATTAATTTCCATACCCACCTCAATAAAAAGCCACTCAATTGAGTGGCTTGATGTTGTCTATTAAATTTGTGGTTTCCCATCGCATTGGGTAACGCCAATCAACATAAACTATCCAATTGTCACTACAATCTTTTCGATAATAGCGAGCATTACCAGCTTTATTTATTCTGTAGTGAGTGGCATTTGGTGGCGCTTCTATCTTAATTTTATCAAGTGTCATGAAATAACCCTCTTATGATATTTTAAGCATATCAAAAAACATCCTGCTCTTTAAGCTCACTGATAAGAGCCTCCTTACCTAACATGCGCTCTCTAGATAGTGTTTCTTTCTTGGTTTGGCGACCCAATCCACGTCCGCCACCTTTATTCCCAACTCTTTTAGACCAATACTCATAGTCACAATTTTGAGGCTTACTGCCTTTTCGAGTCCTACTCATCAAAAAACCTCATCATCTTTAAGATTAAGCATCCGCTCTGTTTTTTCTAACATTGCATCAAACCAGATAACTGCTTGCTCTCTTGTCATTGTTATCAGTTGGTCGTATTCGATATGATGTTGCCTACAAAGTGGGATTGTCTTTGAATCACAAGCCTTCAATCCCATGCCTTTGTTGTGCGCTCCTTGATTGCTGTGAGCAGCATCTACTGGTGTTCTACCACACATAGCACAGGGTAATTTTCTTATTGCAGCAAGACGCTTTGCATCACGCATGAAGGTTACTTCTAATGTTCTTCACTTGGTCTTTGTGTCGCTTAATCTTCGCGTCTATATCAAGCATCTCTTTCGCAGTCATCAAACTACGTGAAAGGTTTTGAAGCTTTTCTATTTCATTGCACAAAGCATTTAAATTCTTCTTCGCTTCGATTGTGTCCATGTTCACCCCAAGAAATGCCAGAATATCCAAATTATTGCAGCACAGAATGCAAGCCAAATGCCGACCTTAAAACCCTTAATGAATTGAGGTTCTTCGAAACCTTCCATGAATTCTTCATGCAGTTCATTGTGAGCAGTGTTCCACTCATAAATGTCTTGCTTCTCTTTAGGAGTCATATAGATCTGAGCTTGCTTTTTTGTATGTGCCTTGGCAACCAATCGTTTTGCTTTCTTTTGTTTTCGATTCATAAATACCCCAAAAAAGAAAACCCCGCAATCGCAGGGCTACAAACACTTAACTTGCAAAAGAATGAATTAATCATCCTTCTTCATTACATACTTTTTCCAACATCTGATATAAGCAGCCCATGCTAGTTGCCACTCTCTTTCTTTGTAAACTTCTGCTTCTTCATCCCAAGTTGGACGCCCAAGAGCTGTTATCCAATCTCGCATTTCATTTTCAAATTCTATTCTAAATTCCATATGCACCTCTGCAATAACCTGAAGTTAGGTGCGGAAAGTATTCAGGTTAAATACCGTTCGGGAGCGACCCTATCCGCTTAATAATTATACCATCTTTTAATTATAAGTTCTTAATCTTTCCACACTTTCTGCATTCTTTCTGATTGAACATGTCGGATTCATATTCCCAAACATGTATGCAAAAGACCTGCTTAATTATTCGGAGCATGTGAACCTCCAAAAAAATAGCCCTACGTTTAAGCATCGACTAGAAATCCAGTCCAGCACATCGGAATCCAATGTTCTAAGCTCGTAGGGCATAAAAGCAAAAAGCCCATCGGATGATGAGCTTTTAAAATTGGTGAGAACCCTTGAGGCTTACAGACTATTTCACTCTAGGGCATATTTAATCTCGATCGGCGAAAGACGCTGTAAGAATCCATCACCTAGTGGCACCTTACTTACACTTCGCACCACTCTAACATAAATATGCCACATGCCTTGTACAAGGTCAAGTTCTATACCTATTTGTATTTAATAAAACTATAACGGCAGTGAATTGCAGCTAAACCACATTTAACATCTGCTCTAGCATCATTTTGAGAATAGACAACAACCATATCTCCAACTGGATTCATTTGAGTTACAACCATTTCTGACCAAGAGTTGTTATAGAAGTATCTTTTGATTACAGCATCAAGCCACTCATCAAGGATTTCAGACTGCCCTTGCATGTCCAAGATAAGACGCTGAACTGCACGCGCTTCATTATCTGTAATTTCACATGTTATACGCCCACGCCCCTTAGGAATGATTAAATCATCAGAACATAGCCAATCTGCCATGATCTGCTCTTTACCTTTCACCTCCTGCTTGCGTTTCTTAGCAGCCTGATCCATAGCGACAGCAATCGGGTTTATGCTCTTTCCACACGTTCCAGAATTTGAGTACATCCAAGCCCCAAATTGATAAAGCCATTCTTCGAGACTGTATTTAGTCCAGTCCGTTGTTTGCATAATGTGATTTACTGCCGCATTCATCTCTTTCCCCTTACTTGCCGTATTTCTTGATGTGATTTCTGACTTTTTCTCTGTTGGCTTCTCCGCTCGCTATCTGTTCATACATTTTTCTGGTCTGCCAAATGACATAAATAATGAGAAGGGGAGAAAATAAAATTCTCAGGATGATTAGAAGCAGCTTTAAAGAAGCTTCTGCATAGTCCTTGAGGTCACACCAATGATCTTCAAACCATCCCTTTAGAAAGAATCCTTGCCATTGGAGTGTGAGCTTTAATGCATCTACATCTACCTTTGATTTCATACCGTCCCCCTCAAATAGTTTCTAAATCTAAGATTGTTATAGTTCCCCAATGAACTGCACCGGTATCAATCCAATAGCAGTTATCACGCTTACATGGTTTTTGAGTTACTGTATGCCCCATAATCACTGCATCCACACCTGTAACATGTGTGTATTGTTGATTATCAGTATCAAGGCGTTCACGACCCCACATAGCTAAATCTGATGGAGCGCGGTTTTTAGATGGCTGACCAAACGAGTCTTTAAACTCCTCCCAGTCGTTCTGTTCAATATGCCCATGCACAATTCCGAACTTCTTGCCTTTGTGGTTTATCTCTAAAACAATTGGTAGTTCAGAGAATACTTTTGCAATGTTGTACATAGCTTGCCCATCAAGCATGTAAAACCATTCACCACCATTGTCTATGTGGCAACGCTTGTATGACTGGTCATGCAGACCACCAATGCAGAGGTCCTCGTGATTACCACGAACCGACGTGAACCATGGCTTAGAAAGCAACTCGATACATTCAAGATTCTGCGCACCGCGATCAACAAGATCACCAACAGCAACAAGAAGATCATTATCAAAGTCAAAGCCAATTTCCTTGAGGCGATTCGTCAACAAGTTGTAGCAGCCGTGAATATCTCCAACTGCATACAGCTTGCCTTTAATTTCTTTATCCCAAACCTTCACCAATCCCATCACGCCACCTCAAATCATCAAATACTTTTTAATTTCATCTATGGCTTCATCTGCACCAAAGCAGACTTTGCACATGTAACCCTGTTCTTCTAAGCGCTGGATCATAAGTCTCTGACTTGGTTGCAACTTCCCTTTCTTTGACTTCAATTCAATCCAAAGCCCGTGTATCTCACCATTTGGAACGATAAGCTGAAGGTCTGGAACACCAGCCTTCACGCCCAACTTCTTAAACTTTGCAGCTTCAAGGATGTTTCTTGAGCCACCATTAGGAATATGGAATAAGTAATCACTCAAACGACCTGAACCATACTTCACACGATGCGCCCAACTCATGAGCGTCATCTGTTCTTGATCTTCTGTAGGCACTCGATTAAATCGCTTAGAACGAGCTGCCTTTTGTGACTGGACCCTTTGAGCCTCTTTGAATGTGGTCATTTGTCACGCTCCCAAAACTTTGGTTGTCCTAGTCTTTTCCATTCTTCATAGTGAGCTGGGCAAACATGCACATCATCAACAAAGTTGCCGTCTTCATCCTTCATTGGCACTTGCTCTGCAATCTTGTATGCATGAACATTGCAAAGCACACCATCACAAGTTTTTCCATTAACTGGATAATCGCAAAGCCAACTGCCTTCTTTCAGAATCGTTTCAGAGCAAACATTGCAGCAATATGGCGCAATGAACTTTGGTGACAAGGTAGTCCAGACATAATGATTTCTTTGGTCTAGGTAAGTTATTGGCATCCTTCCCCCTTGAGCGCTTGCTCTAACTGCGCTGCACAGTGGTAACACCCTTCTTCATAACCTTCTGTCCAATGAGTGGTTTTATCAAAAGCAATTTCATTCCATGATTCGATTAGTTTTAGTGCCGCATCCACCCGCTTTTGCAGCTCGTCACTTTTCTGGACTTCTTTCACATACATTTCATCAAGCGTTTCCGATACAAATATGTATTCACTTAATTGCTTTTGCAGCTCCTCCACTTTCGCTTGCTGGTGCTGCCATGCATTGGCCCATGCTTCCCACTTTTCGTTAAATGACTCCAAGTACATTGCATCAATTCTTCTTGAACCATTTGAAACATATCTTCCAAATTTCCCAAGAGTCATATCAAAGTCGACATCTGCTCTAAATAGCCCAATCCAGTACTTTTGCTTCTCAAACTCTTCTCTACACTTATCCATTCTTCACCCCAATCTATTGAGCTTGTCAGCCTCGTTAATGTGCGCCTCAGTTACTTTGCAGTTAGGCGAAATGTGGTTTTCTGGCTTGTCTAGGATTTCTAATTCCCTTGAATTCGAGGGTTTATCAATGCGGTGGCCTGCTTCAATGTCATCTTCTGACGCAGGTTTTAACGCAGCCAGGCTTACTAAGCTCCATCGGCCTTGTGATTCAACTACAGCATCACCGTCTTCAATCTGAATAAATTTCATTAAGCAAGGTGGCAGTAAACGGCAATATGGCTTTGAAGTATCAAAGACAACCCAGTCACCACGTTCAAACTCTTTAAAATCACGCATGGCTGGCTCCTTTTAAACTTGGCAATTGATCAATAAACTCCAAAGCTTCTTCAAGGCTCTCTGCATACCCAACATCGAGTTGTGGCTCACAATCAGGGTCCGCATCTAAGAGTTTGTTTTCAGTATCGGCGTCTATGTCAATAAAGTAAGCACCACCACCACCATAACAATCAGACATGTATTCCCAATGAACTTCTGCGGGAATCCCTTTCTTCTTGAGTTCTGATCTAATTTTTCTACTACTCACGGAATCACCTTTATATTTTTCATAAGCCAATTAGAAGCTGCCGGATGTTTCCAAGCGCCTAGTTCTTCGTACCAACACATTAGATTGCCGCTTTCTATTTTGAAGAATCTTGTTTGACCACCCAACGAAGTAAAGAAGTGTGTAGCGCCATCTGGAGTGTCTTTTTTATTACTCATCCCCGCCTCCGTATATTGATTCGTAGTCGCGGATGTATCGCTTCAAATCTTTGATGTGCTTGTCTCTTTTGAATGGAGCCTCAAAGTAAAGCTTCTTGCATCGTTCAATGCCGCCCCATCTGCTTACATAGCCCAAAGACTCCACCAGACGCTTGAGTTCAGAAAGGTCTACAAAATACTTTTCTCGATCAGCCTTGCTAATCTCTACACTTTGACCACATTGGAACTCGAAACCTTCATTCCATTCAGTTGCGTTAGAAGGTGCTGAATCTACGATTTCCTTCGCGTATTGCAGTCCTTTATCTCTAATCAATTTAGATGCTTTCATGCATTCGCCCCATCAATTAGCTGAAGAATATTTCTAGGGATTGGCATACCCTCCCGACGGCACATCTCTGCGTATTCGTGTGGATTATCGAAAGGATTAGGGCCCAACTCTTTTATAAGCTCAGGCTCTTTTTCTTTTGCCTCAAGTTTTTGAACTGGTGCAGGTTTACGACCATTGTTTTTTAATCTTTCCATCAATGATTTGAGATGCTTTTGAGCCTCGTCATTGCTCACAGGAACGTGTTTAGGTTCTTTGTGTTCTAGTTGTAGCGGTGGAGCGTAAAACTCTTGCTGACGACCTTTCAATTGAGCTTTAGCCACCATCACGTTGTAGGTTCCGAAGAAATTATCTTGAGCTGCTCGCATTTGGCCGGCTTCGATCAAATACATCACTTCGTCTAATGCATATTTTGTAATTTGTGTAATAACCACGGTACTGTCAGTCGTAAACTTACATGCACGTGACCAAGCTTCCTCTGGAGACATCCAACTTTCACCAATACACCAGGTGCGAAACTCAGCAAATGACGGCATAAAACGTCCACCTGCTGTAAGTAATCGAGCAAGTGCGTTGTTAAATTGGTTTTGTTGAACGCCAACCAGTGTTTTAAGTGCGATTTGCTCAACCACTGACAGAGGAATTGCGCTTTCGCCTGTTGCTGGAAATTGCTTATTGAACTGAGCAGCGTAAACAGTGCGAAGAGATGCGATTAATTGACGCACTTCGTTCAAGGTAATCTCATGCATGACCTACCTCCTCAATCATTGGAAACTTTTTTGCTGGGGTTACATCCACGATTTGAGATTCGCTCTGTTCTTCAAAAAGATTAGCGAAGTAACCCGACTCTTGTGGTTTTTGACCAGCTGAATTGATTTGCTCTTGTTTCTTGCGGTTAGCAGCAACTTGTTTCTCGTTGTTTTGAACCCAAGAGAACCACTTAACCAACCAGATGCTTGGTGTATTCAATGAACTAGATTCGTTTGCAAAGTACCAGTCACCGAAATTTTGAATCATGGTTCTCAAGTCGATTTCAGGTACAGAAACAAATCTTTGTTGAGCAAGTGAGATGAAATCGTATTGAAACTCGCTGTATTCAGAAATGAATTCACGCATTGAGTAACGCTTGTGATCATCGATCTGATACTGAGCAAATTGGATTGGTGTAAATTGCGAATTTTCTTCACGCGCATTACTACTACTATCTATATATTGGTTATCGGTTAACGGTTTATGGTTAAGGTTTTTTTGGCTTTCACTTTCAGAACCCAAAATTAACCCACTGGGTTTTTGTGGGTTTTCAGAATTAACCGAGTCGCCTTCACTTTGGTTTTCTTTTGGTTTTTCCTTACGTGGACGCCCACCTTTCTTACCATTTTCACGATTTTTATCCCCTACTTTTTGATAAGCGGCGATTTCTGAATCACAACGTTTGTTGTGAAACCCGTCTTCCTCTTCCACAAAAAACTCTTGCAGCACAATTAATACTGCATCCCTTTCTTCTTGGGTATTTGCACGTAACCGACGAAAAACCGACTGGGTTTCTTTGGGTAATGGTTTTTCATTCAAATAATAGAAATCGAGAGCACGGCGATAAAAGCACTCTTCAACTGGGCTAAGGTGCGCTGTAGCAACCATAAAGTCGCTGATATGGTGGAGATATTTATACATCAGTGACTACTCCTAATTTTACAAGACCGCGCATTTCCAACTGACGAATAATTCTTGGAGGAATAAATTCGTTGTTGATTTTGTAGCGAATACGAGACTTTTCTTTCACCTGAATTAGTTTGTGCCCATCCTCCATGAGACGGCGAACTGCTATAGCCTGCCCCCCCATATGAGTTAATTCCTCAAGTTGATAAAATCTTTCCTGAGCCTCAATTGCGGCATTCATAACTGAAAGTGGCATGGCTGCTAATTCTTTAGCCGAATAGATCTTTACTGGTTGTTCCAGTGGAATTACCACCTCTAGCGGTGTGGTGGAAACGGAAATATCCTGTTTTCTTCTTGCTGCATATCTCACTTTTCACCACCCTTTGGCTTAACATAGCCACCAAACGAATCAACCAAACACGCCTTGGTTAAGCTGGTTACAATCTGCTGTGCTAACCATTGCGTTATGCGAAATTGACGAGCCATAGCCTCTGAAAATTCAACTTTGGTTACCGCCGCATTATTTTCGTCATACCCCTTGTTGCGTAAATTTTGCTTTTTCACCTCAAATAGGTGGCCAAGTACTCGCAATGCAGGCTCATAGAAAGATTGGATTTCACTTTGCTGGCGAGAATCTTTGATTTGGTGTGTAAAGCTGTTCATGACACCTCCGCTAATGCTTGCTCAGCGCTTGTTAGCCGGCGTTTGGCGTTAAGTTCAGCAACTGTTGCTGTGCGGATTTCTTTTGAAGAAACCAGAATCAAATGATTCTCTGATTTGATGGTCCATAAACTAGTCAAAGTTTTATTTTTAACTTCAAACAAATCATTTGATTTGAAAGTACGGCACTCTTTAGTAAGCACTACAACGTCACCTATTAAAAAATCTGGTGAGTTGAGTTCGATTGGTTGTTCTGATAAATTGTTTGTGTTCATTTGATCCACCTCAATTGAATGCCTATAAACCACTCTCTACCTGGATGGGGAGTGGTTTTTTATTTGAATAAAATCCGCATGTATTCAGGTGAAGTGAATGCATGTGCTAAATAGACTCGCGTTGCTTCTGCAATTTCAGGTGAGCAATACACATCACTTTCTTGCACAACCTTCAAACCAATGGCTGTCAACAAAAAGCTAATAAACTCAATCTCAGTCCATCCATTTGATTTCTTTTCTGTTTTCATCCGTGAAAGGATGCTTGCATCGACATTTATCATCTCTGCTACTTGTCTTTGGTTGCTAGCGTTAAGTGCTTGCAATATGAGCGATTCGTTATTGCTAGCGCTTGCAGGCAATTCATTTAATACTTTGCTCATGGTTTAGTTCCTAAGCGGTTGCATTAGTTCGTTTAATTGGCTCTTTGCCACTTGCTAAGTCTCTGATTTGGTATTCGCGAGCTAAAGGGATTTTTTCATTAGGCCACTGATAAACAGCAGGTGGCTCAATTCCTAATAACTTTGCTAAGCCAACACCATTCACACCAAGCAACTTATAAGCTTCCTGTTTGGTCATTTGCTCAACCTCAAAAATAAGATTTCTTAGTATTAAAACAAAGATAACTTATTTTTGCAAGATGTAAGATAACTTATATGAAGAAACTAGAAACTATGGGTCAGCGTATTCGCGCCTTACGAAGAGAAAAGAAATTAACTCAAGGCGATTTGGCAAAAATCGTCGGGGTTAGTGCGCCTAATGTCACTGGTTGGGAGAAAGATGCATATGCACCTAAAGCTGATCCTTTAAGTAAAATGGCCGCTTATTTTGGTGTGTCCACTTCGTATATTACAAATGGTGATGAAAGTGGTCCTCAATTGGACAACAATGCTGTTCAATTAAATGTTCTAGATATCGAAGCGTTTAAGAAAAAATACAATATTCCAGATAGTGAAGATGCTGTTAAGTTTGTTCAAACATCAGATAAACCATTCCCTATTCAAAAAAGATACGTTCCCGTCAAAGCTTATTCAAAGATGGGAATGGATGGGTACTTCACTGATATGGGGTATGACGGAAATGCGGGTGATGGCTATGTTCCAACTCATACAGCGGGTCCAAGAGCTTATGGCATTAAAGGCACTGGCGACTCCATGTTTCCAGCAATTCGTAATGGCTGGTATGTAGTATGCGACCCTGATGCGGAACTTGTGCCAACAGAATTTGTTCAGGTGTGTTTGAAGGACGGAAGATGCACAATTAAGGAATTTGTAGGAATAAATGGTGGTGTTTTAAGTTTATTGGCTGTTAACGGTAGCGAACGCCTATCTTTTGACATGGATGAAGTTGAAAGTATTACCGCTATTACAGATATCGTGCCGCCAAGTCAGCACAGACAAGAACATCCTTATTCGCATTAATCACAGGAAGACTTATGGACAATTCAAAACTACCAATCAACCAGATTATTGCTCGCATCAATGATGCTGCGAAACATGGTGAAGCTTTGGTGCTAACCGCTGAAGAAGTAAAGATTCTTTCTAAAGATATTGGCGACAAGGTCTTTATTCCTGTGCTTACAAATGAACAAGTAGTGCAGATGGTAAAAGAAGGAAAGCTTGGGCAAAAGATTAATAAAACCAAAGATTAATAAACTGTAAACCCGACACAGTCTTTTAAATGTGGGGTATATCACTTATTAGATAGTAATATTTATTGATGTTTTAGAGTGTAATGTGTAGATTGCCAATAGTTTTTATAGTAGAAATTGGGATTATACAATATGTCTAATATTGAGCAAGATACACGTTTTATTGTTAACAATAATTTGATTAACAAGGGCTGGATCTTGGACATTCAAGATCCAAACAAAAATGTCTTTTTTGAATCAGATATCTTAAGAATTGTTAATAATGAGTTTCTCAAGAAAAGTAAAAAAAGACCCGATTATGTTCTTTTCGATTCACAAAATAAGCGGCCAATCGGTGTAATTGAAACGAAATCAGGTGGGAAAAGCTTAACAAAAGCACTGGATCAGGCAACCGAATATGCTGAAATGCTTGATGCACCTTTGATATTTGCAATGAATAATGGTTTCTGTGAAACACGGCATTTGTATACCCAAAAACCATTATTTATTGATGAAAATGAGGTTAATGAATTAATAAGAGTAAATGAAGCTAAAGAGTTTATATTGCAGGAAACAAATGGTATTTATATTACACCTAAAGAAATTTTAGTCTCTCGCAAAGAGTTAATTAATGTTTTCAAAAAGTTAAATAACTCACTAAGAGGTGAAGGTTTAAGAGCTGGTATAGAAAGGCTTTCAGAATTTGCAAACATTCTTTTTTTAAAATTGTATACAGAGAATGCTAATACAGGTATTTGGAATTCTCTCAAAAGTCTCGATAATGATTTGTTAATTAATACAACTAATAACATACTACAAGATATTGATAGACAATATGGTGCTTCTGTTTTTACAAATTTACAGCTAACCAACCCTGTTGCTGTTAAAGAGATGATCAAAGAGTTGGATAAGTTAAAACTCTCATCAATAGATACCGATATTAAAGGAGATGCTTTTGAGTATTTCTTACAGCAAGCTACAGCAACTAATAATGACTTAGGAGAATACTTTACTCCACGTCACATAACTAAAACCATTGTTAACTTGGTCAACCCTAAATATGGTGAAAAGATCTATGACCCTTTTTGTGGGACAGGTGGTTTTTTAACAGAGGCATTTGATCATATAAAAGATAACACTTTAATTGCAAACAATAGTAGTGAAGAAATCAAGCTTAAACATAATACTATTTTTGGAAGAGAAATTACCTCAAATGCAAAACTCGCAAAAATGAATATGATTCTCCATGGGGATGGACATAGTGGAATTTGCCAGATAGACACACTTCAAAACCCAATTGAATCTGAATATGATGTGGTTATAACCAACATGCCATTTTCTCAAAAAACTTCTTATTCTCACTTATATGAGAATAAGTTAGCTAAAAACGATGGTGATGGAGTATGCGTTCTACATTGCTTTAAAGCAACAAAAAAAGGAGGGCGAATGGCATTAGTAGTACCTGAAGGCTTTCTTTTTAAAGCCGCTTTAGCTCCAGTAAGGAAGTACTTATTTGAAAACGCCCAACTAAAAGCAGTAGTTTCACTTCCAAAAGAAGTTTTTCTGCCATATGCAAAAGTTAAAACCAATATACTCTACTTTACCAACTGTCATAATGGTAGAACAAATTCTGACGTTTTTTACTACAATGTGACAAATGATGGCCTAAGTTTAGATTCTTTCCGAAGAAAAATTGACGAAAATGATTTAAAAAATTTAGATTTTGCTGATTTAAATAAGAGCGACTTTGATAAATATTATAATGAATTAGGTTTCTTAAAAGTTAATCCAGAATTAATCAGAAGCAATGATTATATTTATAATTATGCTCACTATAGTAATTCACATATAAAATCAAAATTCCCAACTATAAAACTAAAAGAACTCCTATCCTTGTCTGGCAAAGTCAAAGTGGGAGAGGATACAAATATACCTATTATGAGTATTACTATGGAACATGGCTTAATTGATCAGCATGAGAAATTTAAAAAACGAGTCGCAAGTTCTGATATTTCTGGGTATAAAAAGGTTTTTAAAAATGAACTTGTAATGGGGTTCCCTATAGATGAAGGTGTTCTAGGATTTCAAAAATATTACGATGCTGCTGCCGTAAGCCCAGCATACAAAATCTTTAGATTAAAACGAGAAGTTAATGTAGAATATTTGGATTTGATTTTGAGATCTAATTCTCTAAGAAAAATATACAAAAGTAAAATGCAAGGCAGTGTAGAAAGACGACGCAGTATTCCTGATGAGATGTTTTTGAATATTGAGATCCCGAATCCTCCTGAAGAGGTTAAAGATCAAATAGTAAAACAACATAAACTAATAAAGGAAATTGAGAATAGCCTCAAGGAAAATCAAAAAAAATTGCGTCTAAAGACAGAAGCATTATGGGAGCTTCCTCAAAATTACAACTAATCCCCCCATCAAACCCACCCCGTGTGGGTTTTCTTTTGTCTATTAAAGCATAAAAGTAAGCTTTCTTAAATTAAAATAAGATTTCTTATTGACAATAAAACTAAGTTTTCTTATATTTAACTCATCGACAAACAAAAAAGCACACCGCCCTCCCCAGGTCCGATGTGCTTTTACTCAATGAGTGAGATAAGTATGAATCAAAGAATTGAAAAGTACAAGTTTAGCCAAGCCTTCAGGGATGGCTCGAAAGCTTTTTTAGCTTTCTGGATTATCACCTTCATTGTATTTGCATTCTTACGAGGCTGTGCCGACGAGCAACACGTCAACGAACTCAAAGCAAAAGAAAACCTTTATGTCCGCGTTCAGGTTGAGGGGGTGGAGTGATGGATACTAAGTACGATTGGTCAAAAGTTCCAAGTGAAGTCAAATACATTGCAACTGATGCTGATGGCTATGGATTTGGTTACTTCCGAAAACCTGAGCTAAATAAATTTAAGGAAGGCTTTGGCAAAAACCGTGATGTTGCAAATTTTATGATTTCCCCAAAGAAAAACCCATTTGTTGACTATTCAAATGGCTGGAATTGGAAGGACTCACTTGAAAAGCGCCCTGAATTGAAGGAGCCCTCTCATGGATAACTACAAAAGCTACAAAGTTCGTGTAGAAAACGATGATCAATTGTTTGAAGGCGTTAGTTTGTTTGAAGCTCTTGGTTATAAACCTAAAGGGTCATCAATTCTTAAATCTGACAACTTTTTGTTTGCTACCAGTTACGGGCTGTTACAGAGCTGTGAGAATGCAATCAATTCAGATGGCTATGAGTGGATTACCCTCCCTCAGCTTCGAGACCTTGTTGCTCAAAGTAAGTCAAACTTGCGTGAGTATTTAGATTCATACGACAACTACAAGTTATGCCTTATCAATCCTTCTGAAGCAGCTCATTGGATGATTGAAGTTCCAGAAGGTGCCGATTGTTTAATGCAGTGGCCTACAGGTCATAAAGTTTTCTATAAAGATAATTTTGCTAAATCTTGGAATAGTGCTTATAGGGAATGGCAATTTGTCAGTGGTGATGATGGGATTGATCAATCAAGTACGCTTTGGAAACGCGCCACCCAAGACCCAGCCTTGATTAGCGGTGCGGAGGCTAAGCTTGCATGGGCTAATGGCGAAATTGTTGAGTACTTTAGCAAAAGCCGTGATGAATGGTTTGAAGTAAAAGGGAACACATTTGTTTCTGTGTTTGATAGTGCAGAAAAATTAAGAATCAAACCCCAAACCATCAAGCTTGAACTTGAGCTGCCGAAGCCTTTTGAGCCAGAAGAAGATTGTCACGTTTACATCTTAGATGACGGAAAAACAGATGGCTATCGTCGTTATTCCTACGAAGTTCATGGTGATAAAGGAAATACATTTATTGGTATTTGGCGCACCGAAGAAGAAGTAAAGCAAGTCGTAGAGCAACTCAGAAAGATACGAGGTACTAACTCATGAATATGTTAGTTAACAAGCCTGAGTTGCTATGCCCTTCTTTTCCAATGCTTCAGGTATCTGGTGAGTTTGAAGTTAAAGACAATACTGTTTCATTTGAACTGGAAAGCGGTTGCGCAACTCTGAAATGCAAGATTGTTGCTGAGGTTGTTAAGCAAGTTCGTGTCGTTGGTTCTCTAATGAATCCAGAGGACAGCAAGGACCAGTTTTACGACCAACTCGTAGTAGATGACCGAACACATGTTGAAGTTGTTGGTACTGAATATGTAGAGACTCCTATCGGTCTTCTATTTCAACTTACATCAACACAAGTGGCTGACTTAAACGAGCAGCTTAAATACTACGCCGAAGAATTGGCAGATGAAGAAGCTGGAGCGGTTTGATGGAAGTTAAAAGTGTACATGCACACCACATTCCAGCAAACAACGGTGTAGATCCAATTGATGTATTTGTTGTGTGGTATGGCGAACAAGCATTTCAAGTCACTATCCGTTGTTGGGATTGTGCTTGGACTGCTTACCGTGGAAGTTGTGGCTTCAAGACAATTGAAGAGTACTTCTTGGAGCAATGGTACAGCCAAGAATGTCATGAACATGTGGTTCAACTCTTCACTACCACCTCAAGACATACAACCCAAAGAGAAGAAAAGTGGTTGTTTAAAGTTGTCAGAAATATGTGCCAACACTTCAAAAAGTTAGCAGAAAAGAATTAGGAGAAGATTATGAATGCGCCAGTGCAACACTCAGGACAGAACCCTTTTGCAGTAGCTGCTCCTACAACTCAAGCAATGTCTGCAGTTCAATCTGATAGTCAACGTGCAATTGCAGAGGTTCAAGCTGCTTTAGTTATTGCTAAGCAGTTCCCACGAAACCCAATTGAAGCTTATGACCGAATTATGAACGCATGCCAGCGTCCCGGTTTAGCTCAATCGGCTGTTTATTCTTATGCTCGTGGTGGTAGTTCAGTAACTGGTCCATCAATTCGACTTGCGGAAATGCTTGCTCAGAATTGGGGAAATATTCAGTATGGTATCCGCGAATTATCTTCTGAAAATGGCGAATCAACGGTTGAAGCATTTGCTTGGGATGTGGAGACAAACACCCGTCAAACAAAGGTTTTTCAGGTTCCACATATTCGTTATACACGCAATGGATCTAAAAAATTAACAGATCCACGCGATATTTATGAATTGGTTGCAAACAATGGTGCTCGTCGTCTACGTGCATGCATCTTAGGTGTAATACCGGGTGATGTGATTGATGATGCTGTTAATCAGTGCGAAAAGACAATCCATGCAAGTGCTGATACTTCACCAGAAGCTGTGCAAAAACTTGTTGTAGCCTTTGAGCAATTCAATGTCACGAAGAAAGACATTGAAGACTACATTCAGCGTCGTCTTGATGCTATCACGGCAGCCAATATCGTTGCGCTTCGCAAGATTTTCACTAGCTTACGTGATGGAATGAGCTCACCTAAAGACTGGTTTAAAAATGTCACCGTGAAGGAAGTTGGAGAAGTTCAGGAAGTTAAACCAACTGTACCAGACAACGAGTTCCCGGTTCTCTTAGAGCAGATCAAAGCTGATGCAGTTACTAAAGAGTATGTATTAGAAGGCTATGCACTTACTAATGCACAAATAGCTGAGGTAAATGCACTATGAAGCTATTCCGATGCTCAAGCCTTCATAAGCTTGTAGGCGACCCTAAAACCAAAGGCTCAGTTCTTAGCGATACAGCTAAGACTGAGATTAGAACAATCGTTAAGGAGGACTTGACCACGTTCAAGTCTTTCAAAGGCAACCAGTACACAGCTAAAGGCAATGCACTTGAAGAAATTGCAATTAGCCTGTCTGGCAAGATTCGTTTTCGCCAGTATGTAAAACATGAAGGCCGTTTGGAAAATGAATTAATTACTGGTGAATGCGACATTCTTGATCTGAATAACAAGTTGATCATCGACACTAAATGCACTTGGGATATTGGCACTCACCCTTTCTTTAAAGATGAGGCAGAAGAAAAGGCAAAGAAGGCTGGTTACGACTGGCAGATGCAAGGCTACATGTGGCTTTACGACTGTGAGCAAGCAATGGTCGATTTCTGGTTATTCCCTTGCCCTATCGAGCTTACAAATGATTGGGATGATAGAGAGCAGCTAATTGATTTAGTTGAGCGAATCGATTTAAGAGAACGATTAACAACTGTCACCTACAAACGTGACGAAGCAATGATCCAAAAGTTTAAAGACAAAATTCCACATGCTCAAGAGTACTACGCAAAGTTATATCAAGAGCGCATTAAAGCGAAGGTGGCAGCATGAAACAAATCGAATTAAACACAATTAGCGGTACTTCTGACCAGATCGCAGAAGAGATTTTTAAGAAAATTATTGGGCCTATGGTTGATGAAATGAATAGCCAAGATAAAGACTCAGCAAAGGTTTTCACATTCTCAGTAATGTGGCTTGGTATGGCTTTATATGCTGCTCAATTTGAACCGCACAATGCCAAGAAAACAATTCAATTCAGTGTTGATCAGTTCATGGCAACGTTTGACAAATTCAGCAAAAGACCGAGCTAAGGAGCAGCAGCATGACAGATTTGAATAAGGAAGAGCAAGCTTGCTTAGGTGCATTTGAATCTATGTGGGATGGATTTTGTGAAGCATATGGTAATGGGCATGATCAAGCCTTAGCTAAGATGTTTTTCATCGGAGCATGGTCTCAAGCCAAAGCTCAGGCGGTGCTAGAGAAAAAGATTTACTTAACCTGTGAGCAATTATATGCAGCAGCAAACTTTGGTGCACCAAACAAAGATCCAGAACTTTTAGAAACTGAATTAACAATTGCTTGGTTTGATGAAGCTCATAGCGGCAGTGGTTACTACGTTTATATAAGTGAGTATCCAGAAGAAGGTGCAATGAAGCTGGAAAGCGAATCGGGAGCTGAGGGATGAGTAAAGAAGTGACAGAATTTGATTTACGCAGACCAGAATTCCAAGATCCAATGATAAAGCCTGAGCATTTCGAATTTGATTCAGAAGGCAATATTGTTAGGAAAGATCGTTTTGAAAAGCTAGCGAGAAAGCTATATGGCGGACTTTGCGAATTGGAACTAATGCATCCTTGGGAAAAATGGACACCTGAACAAGTCTGGGAAATAACTAAGAGTGTTTTAGAGGAATATCATCAATTGAAGAATAAAGCGGAAAGTATGGAGGGGTAATGGAGATTGATCGTCGTGTACGTGCTAAAGAATTTATGATGCTAATGTCTATTGGCCGCACTAAATTCTATCGCATGATTAAGAATGGTGAAATTCCTCAACCAATCAAGGTAAGTGACAAAGAAGTATTTTGGCACGAATCTAGTGTTAAGAAAGTTGTCGAAAAACACAAAGATAATTCTGATATGATAGCCTGCTAATTGCAGGCTTTCTTTTAAGTCGAGTGTGTTTAAAAACGGGTAATTAAACGGGTAACACTCTAGCCATTTAGAAATTAATTGATCATTTTCAAAAGGTTAAGATGGACAAGATAGTTGTAAAGAAACATAATGGCGGAACCATCGCACAAAACAAACGTGCCCGTCATGATTATTTTATCGAAGAAAAATTTGAAGCTGGCATGTCTTTACTAGGCTGGGAAGTAAAATCTTTACGTGCCGGTCGTATGAGTTTGACAGAAAGTTATGTCATTTTTAAAAATGGTGAAGCATTCTTATTTGGTGCTCAGATTCAACCACTCCTTTCTGCATCTACACATATTGTGCCGGAAGCTACACGTACACGAAAATTATTATTATCTCGTCGTGAACTTGAAAAGCTTATGGGTGCGGTGAACCAAAAAGGTTATTCTTGCGTTCCATTAGCATGTTACTGGAAAGGTCATCTGGTTAAGCTTGAAATTGCACTCGTGAAAGGTAAACAACTTCACGATAAACGAGCGACTGAAAAAGAACGTGACTGGCAACGTGATAAAGCACGTATATTTCATAAGTAATAGACTAAAAAGCCTCTTTATAGAGGCTTTTTTATTTTCCACTAATTTAATCTATATAAAAGCCCAGCAATATATTCACCAAACCATTTAGCAGTATCTAAATCACCTTGCGGCGGTGTAATTTCAACGGGTGCATTATCTGATTGAGTCATCAACCCTAAACAGCTCGATAAACGGTTTAAATCGGTTTCAGTATGGCCTGTTGTCATTAAAGGTAAACCTGACCACAACATGCCGTGCTGCATCGCAAAAATGTTAAGTTGTTGCAGAACCGCCAGTTTATCACCACTTAAACCGCCCGAATTTGCAAAACCCGCTGCTAACTTACCCTGCCATAAACGATTTTTCCAACGTTTAGATGTACTATCCATAAACTTTTTAAAATCGGCAGTTACGCTTCCCATATAAGTTGGGGAACCAAAAATAATGCCCTGTGAGGTATCTAAAACATCCCAATCAATATGCTCAATATTCATCACATGTACTTTGACGCCCATCACTTCGGCGCCACTTGCGATAGCAGACGCTACCTTTGCAGTGTGACCATAGGGACTGTGATAGACAATAGAGAGATGTTTTTCAGGCAAAGACATAAGCTTAATATTTTGAGCGATTTTTTCTATTTTATCATTTTATTAAAACTTGCTAAACCTTCCTCTATAAACATGAAATCTCAGTACTGGCCTTAATTTCTTGAATAAATATGGAAAATTCAAAATAAAAAACTCTCTTATGCTATTTTGAAATTTAAAACAACATAAGAGAGTATTAT